ACAGTCATTTGTTGACTTATTTGCTGGTAGACCCGGACAGTTTGACAGAATTGTAGCTGGATTAGGTAACAATGTTGTACCTATGGCCGGTTTACGTAACGAACTAGGTAAACTATTTACACCATATATGCGTGAAATAGGATCTGGTATTGACCAATCAATTCGTAACCGTAACTTAATGACTGAGCAAGTACCCGGTGTTAAAGAGTTGCCTATAAAGTATGATATGCTTAATGGTAAACCTCTAAAAGATTGGGACTTTTTAACTCGTGCGTACAATGCAGTTAGCCCCATTAGCCTTAATTTAGATCAAAGTGTTGGTCGTAATTTTTTATTTGACAGCGGTTATGATTTACGTATGTCTACATATTATGCACCTGATAGTACAAACTTAACAGATGCTCCTAGAGTTAGATCTGAGTTTCAACGCTATATTGGTATGCAAAATTTAGAACGTAAATTAGATAAGATGGCTGTAGATCCAAAAATTATAGCATCTATGGAAAAAATGTACGCTGATATTAAAGCTGGTTTGCGAGACCAGTATGATTCACGAGACTACTACCATAACATTATGATCGGCAGATTATTTGATCAAGCTCGTAAAAAAGCTTGGGCACAGCTAAGAAATAATCCAGAAGCTATAACATTGATGGAAGAATTAAGAAAGAAAAGAGTTAGAAAACTAACTAAAAAACAAGAAACTCGTAACATCCTCAACATTTATAAATAATGGCAACAACATTCGTAGATTACACTGGGGATGGAAACGCAACTAAATCGTTTTCTTTCCCTTCTTATAAAGTAGAAGATATTAAAGTAGATGTAGATGGCGTCATCAAGACAGTCAGTACACACTATAATATAACAAGCTACACAACAACAGGTGGCGGTAATGTTGTCTTTACATCAGGCAACATACCAGTAAGCCCAGCTGCAATACGTATCTTTCGTGATACAGACGTAGACAGTGCTAAGGCAACTTTTACAGCAGGGTCATCAGTTAAGGCAGACGATCTTAACAACAATAATACGCAGTTATTATATGCTGCACAAGAAGAACAGAATCAAACAATACAAACAACTGATCTAAAAGATGGTGCAATTACTACAGCTAAAATATTAGATGGTGCTGTTACATCAGCTAAGTTTGGAGACGACTCAGTCACAACAACAAAAATAGCTGACAATGCTGTAACAATGGCAAAGTTAGGTAGTGGTGCATTACCTACAGATATAACTGTAGCGAGTGCTAACATTACAGATCTTACAGTTGCTACAGCTGACATCGCAGCAGACGCAGTTACAGGAGCAAAGATAGCTGATGACTCTATTAATTCAGAGCACTATGTTGATGGTTCTATTGATAATCAACATATAGCAGACCAAGCAGTAACAGGAGTTAAGATTGCTGGCACAACTGTTACAAATAGTAACTTAGCATCTAATTCTGTTACAACAGCTAAGATACAAGATTCACATGTAACAACAGTTAAGATAGCAGACGATGCAATTACTATAGGTAAAATAGGTTGCGAGCAAACTACAATAACTGACAGTGACTCGCACGTACCAACCTCTGGTGCTGTCGTAGACTATGTAGCTGCACAACTAGAACCGTTTGGTGGTTTTGAAGCTATAGCTAACGAGGTATCATTTCCTAACACACAACCGGCATCTGGTGTTGCTATTTCTATAGCAGACGCAGCCGGTATTGTAGTAGACGGAAGTAACTCAAGCACAACAGGTAGAACTGTAGGTGGTACAACCGTAACTATAAACAATATAAGTTCACAGTTTACTAGCTCTACTATATCTAGTGGTGTACGTTTTATTGTAACATCTACTGGCTCAGGTCATGTATATAATTATCATAAAGCTACACTACCAGAAAGTGACTTAGCGAACCTTAGTGGGGACATAAATGATTTCAACGAAAGATATAGAGTCGGTGGGTCGAACCCTACAAGTAGCCTTGATAGTGGTGATTTATTCTTTAATACTGGCACAGGTAAACTTCTCGTATATAATGGAACAACCAGTGCTTGGGAAGAAACTCAAACAATAGGTAACTTTTTTATAAACACATTATCTAGTTCATCAGGAACTGGTGGAGGCAGTGCAACATTTAATGGATCAGCTTACAGATTTACACTTAGCAACGCAGGCACATTTGTACAACAACATCTTGTTAGCATCAATGGAGTCATTCAGAAACCTAACACAGGTACAAGTCAACCCAGCGAAGGATTTGCTCTCGATGGTGCTGATATTATCTTTTCTGCCGCCCCTGCTAGTGGTGCTGACTTCTTTATTATTACCATCGGATCCTCAGTAAGTGTCGGTACACCAAGCGATGGTACAGTTACAGCTGCAAAGCTAGCAAGTGGTGCAGTTACTACAGCAAAAATTGCAGATGATGGAGTCACACAAGCTAAAATAGCAGATGATGCAGTTGGTGCAGATCAACTAGCTAGTAGTGCAGTAGTTACAGCTTCTATTGTAGATGCAAATGTAACTACAGCAAAGATAGCTGACGACGCAGTAACTGCGGATAAGCTCGCTAACACATCAGTAACAGCTGCAAGCTATGGTTCAGCCACAGCAATCCCAGCAATTACTGTAGACGCTCAGGGACGTATTACAGCAGCATCTACAAATGCTATCAACACCTCTACTATACCAGTAGCAGATGAGTCATCGGACACAACTTGTTTTCCTGTATTTGTAACTACAGCTACAGGCGATCAAGCACCAAAGACTGGTAGTAATTTAACCTTTAACTCTGCAACAGGAGCTCTAGGTGCAACATCTTACACAGGTGATGGTAGTAACTTAACAGGTGTAGCTTCGGCAGTAGCTGACGGATGTATCTATGAAAACTCACAGACTATATCTAACAACTACACAATTTCAACAAACAAAAACGCTCTTAGTGCAGGGCCGATCACTATAGCAAATGGCGTTACACTAACAATACCTAGTGGTAGTGTTTACACAATAGTATAATTATGGCAATACAAATTAATGGTAATGGTACTATCACAGGTATAAATGTCGGTGGATTACCAGACGGTATAGTAGATACCGATATGATCGCAAACAATGCGGTAACAGATGCTAAGTCTACAATAGTAGGTGGTAAAATTCTTCAAGTAAAAAATTATTATCAATCAACCTCTCCTACAACAACATCAAGTAGTTATGCAGATACTGGTTTAGCTGTAAGCATCACACCTTCTGCAACAACAAGTAAAATACATATAACTGGAAATGTTTTACTTGGGCAAAACTGTCAAAATTATGGAGAAGAGACAGGGTTAAAATTATTTAGAGGTTCTACAGAACTTTGGCACAGAGGTGACTTTTTTAGAATATTTGAAAATGGTCAACAAGTTACTCGACATTATGCTGGTCAGATGATTCAACATTTAGATAGTCCTTCAGCAACAATAGCACTAACTTATAAAATACAATGGGCAACAGCAAACGGAGGAACAGTATATATGTTGCAAGGTTCTAATATAACAGTTATGGAGGTAGCAGCATGAGTTCAATAAAATTAAAACATTCGGGTGGTAATGCAGTATCTCTGCATCCACCAACCTCTGCACCGTCAGCAAGTGACGTGCAGTTTAAACTACCTACAGCAGATGGTAGTGCTGGACAAGTATTAAAAAGTGATGGCTCTGGTAATTTAGGATTTGTAGCACAAAGTCTTGCTGGAATTACAGAGTTGGATATGTGGGTTATGACTGGCAACCACTCGGCAGACTCAGGGTCAGTTTTAAATAATAGTTTATCAAGACTTAATACCTCAAATGTAGCTGGTGCTTCTGCACAGATTGGTACTGGCATGACTAAAGATGCATCGACTGGTGTTTTTACTTTTCCAAGTACAGGAAAGTGGATAATATTTACGACAGTTCATATGTATTTACAGGGTGATGATAATGCTGGACTTGGTATAGCAGCATCTACTGATGGTGGTTCTAACTTTGCTTATCACGCTTTGGCTTATTCAGGAAACAATGCAGGGAACACAGCAGTCTCAGGAAGTATTTTTTCCTTTATAGATGTAACAGATACAAGTAATGTAAAAGTAAGATTTCAGCCAGATGGACTTGGTACTGATAGTTACATAGCTGGAAGCTCAACGTATATCAGGACATCATTTACGTTTATACGGATAGGAGATACATAATGAGCAGAATATTAGTCGATCAAGTACGATCAAACAGTGCGTCAGGAGACGCTATAACATTAGATGGCAACGGTAAGTGTGCTATCAATGCAACAACAATTAACAGTTTAACTTTTCCTACATCAGATGGTTCAGCTGACCAAATTATAAAAACTAATGGCTCTGGTGCGTTATCATTTACGACAGCTGCTGCTGGAATAACAATGGCAGATAGTTGGAGAGTACATAGTAACTTTTCAGGAGATGCTGTACCAATCGCTTCTAATTGGGAACGAGCAGATCTCAGTCCTTGGGAAGGTAATTTAGGAACTGGTTTAACTGAAAGTAGTGGAGTATTTACATTCCCTGCTACTGGTTACTATTATATTTCTTGGAGCCATTATTATTATGGTAGTGGTGATTCTCCATGGAATGAACTGGGAATAGGGTTTAGTAATGATTCTGGTTCTAACTGGACAGAAATGAATCATACTGAGGGTTGGTATGAACGTGGTGGAACAGCTTACACTAAACAATCTTCTGATATGATAATGGATATAACTAATGTTTCAACCCAAAGAATAAGGTTTAGAGTAGATGTAGATAATAATAATACTGTTACTTTAGGTAACACCGCAAGAACTCATACTGGCTTTTACATTATTAGACTAGGAGATACATAATGAGATTAGACGGAAGAGCAGATCACATAGAAGATTACCTTGTTACTGTGCGTACAGGACCATGGTTTGGTTGGTCTGACTCTAAAAATAAAATCTATGCAAATCTTGTAGTTAATGATGGAGGTTCTAAGCCTACTGAGTCAGATTGCACTACAGGATTAGCAGCGTTACAAACTGCATGGGATTTAGAGAATGATTCTTATAAATCAAAACGTAAAGCAGAATACCCTAGCGTGGTCGATCAGCTAGATGACATCTACCATAATGGTATAGATGCTTGGAAAGCTACCATTAAAGCAACCAAAGACAAATATCCTAAACCATAATGGCATTAACACAAGTAAGCACCGGCGGTATAAAAGACGCTCAGGTGCTAACAGCTGATATAGCGGATGCTCAGATTACAGCTGCCAAACTACACGCCGATGCTCTTGATCGTACTTACACACTAGGAGCAGATGGTAGTAACCACTATACATTTACAGGAGAGGGTTTGACCGGGGCGGTTAATGACCCTACCTTGTATCTAACACGTGGTAAAACATACAGATTTGTAAATGGTAACTCTGCTGGAGCACATCCGTTTCGTATACAAACAACAGTCAATGGCTCGGCTGGTACAGAGTACAACACAGGAGTCACAAATAACGGAGGAGCTGGTGGGTCTACAATAATATTTGAAGTGCCACATGCAGCTCCAGACGTGCTATACTACCAATGTACCTCGCACGGTGCTATGGGTGGCATATTCTACATTACTGGTGCACTAGCAGACAGTGGTGTAACTACAGCTAAAATAGCAGACGATGCAGTTACAACAGCTAAGATAACAGACGTTAACGTAACAACAGCTAAGATTGCAGATGATGCAGTAACAGGAGATAAAATAAATGCTAATGCAGTATCTACTAGCCACATAGCAGATAACAGTATTACTTCAGCTAAAATAGCAAACGAAGCCGTAACACTAGCCAAACTAGAACACGGTACATCATCTAACGATGGTAAGTTTTTACGTGCAAACAATGGAGCAGACCCTACCTTTGAAACAATAACAGTACCGATTGGTGTCCCAACTGGAGGTATTATTCTTTGGTCTGGTGCTGCCAACGCTATACCTACTGGATTTGTTATATGTGATGGTAATAATAGTACACCTGATTTACGAAATAGATTTGTTGTAGGTGCAGGGGATACATATTCGGTTGATGGTACTGGTGGTGCTACAACTGATAGTATTAACATATCTACTTACACAAGTAATGCAGCTCAACAAACAGGTAACGTAAGACGAACAGATCAAGGAGCTGGTACATATATGGCGTTTAAAACTCATGCTCACCAGTTTAGTGTGCAAGCGACAATAGATACAGTGCCTCCTTACTATGCTCTTTGTTATATAATGAAGACCTAATGGAAATACCCACCATAGTATTACCTGATATAGTCGATATAGAGACAGTAGAAATACCGTTACCTACAGCTGACGTACCATACTATAAACCTATGGTAGTTCCTCCGAGCGATCTACGAGATCAGGAAGATGAACCAGTCAAGACTGTAGAAGAAAAGCCACCCGAACCACCTACCCTTAAAATACCGTTTATTAAACAGCCAGTACCTCAACCTTCTGCGGAAGTTGTAGTGACTGCTGTTACAACGGCGGTGACAGCTGTAGCAGCTACAACGCTAACACAGCCTCTAATTGAAAACATTAGAAAAAGAGCACAAAAATTTATACAAGGTAAGATAAATAAATGGAGACAA